GCAATGGAGAACAAATTCTTTGTTCGGCAGAGCACCGAGTTTCAACTCCCTTCGGATGGAGTTCCCTAAAAGACATTGGACTCGGCGGGCTTGTCGCTTCTCATCTGACAAACAAAAGTTGGTTCTCTTCTTTCCTTGGTGCGCTGCCCTTATTCTTGCTAAACCTTCTTCCGTCCAGCGTGGGCACTTACCTTTCAAAGTTGCGCGAAGATGTTCTGCATTGGAGCGAAACAGTTCAAGATTTTCTATCCGATTATCCGTCGTCACTTCGTTTTTATGATGGACGACTTCTTTCGGGTCTAAAAACCGTCCTAGGTGAGCTTCCATCACAAGTCGATGCTCAAGAATGTAAGGAGTATGCTTTTTACGATGAGGATGGTCGGGCACGTAAATCTCAATGTACCCGTCCTTATTTTGTATTCGGCCTCCACGCCATCCTTTGTGCAGGCTCCCGCTTCTTGGCCCGCTTCTCGGACATTGGATGCCATATTCACGGCACACCTTCGACAGATACGCTGTTGAGTATTTGTGACCATGTAGGCGCTGAATTTCATCCAAAATGCTCTGCAAGGTGTCTCCGCGCGCGATTGCGGCGGCTAGTTCAGTCTGCGATATCATTGACTTTAAGGGTGGTCTCATGGGCTTTAACTAAACACAACGAACTTAGACTCGTCAAGGTTTATCATAAACGAAAAGATACAGTATGGGATATCTCCGTTGATGGGCATGTTAACTACTTTATTGGAAGCATTTTACATAAAAATTCAGGCAAGACCGAGTACGCAGCCAAACGTATGGCTCAAGCTTTTGTGGGGACAGATCTCAACGGCCAAGCGCCGTCCTGGGTGAAAGAACGCTACAACAAGCGCAACGTCCGTATCTGGTGCTTTCACACTAACCACATGACAAGTGTGTCCGCCCAGCAGAACGTCTTCTACAAGTACCTGCCGCCGGAGATTCGCAATATCAAGCGCACCAACCATACACAGATCAGCTTTAGCCAGAAGAACGGGTTCAGCGACAATACTGCGGTGTACATGGGCAACCAGATCTGGTTCCTTAACTATGCCCAGGACATTAAGGTCGTCGAAGGTGGTGAGGTGGACTACGTCTGGTGCGATGAACTTGTCCCGCAGAACTGGCTCGACACCCTGCGCTACCGTCTGGTTACCCGGTCAGGTAAGCTGATTGTCACCTTTACGCCGGTGCAGGGCTACACTCAGGTCGTGAAGGAGTACATCAACAGTGCCAAGGTGACGGCTACCCGTAAATCTCCATTGTTACCCAATAACAATGTTCTAACGGTCCCTAAGGGCGAAATGCCCTACCAAGCTGAGAACTTGTATGGCAGACATGCCTGCATCTGGTATCATACCGAGCTTAACCCGTATAACAACTGGGAGCGCATGAAGCAGGAGTTGTCTGGCCGTTCCAGCCATGACATTAAGATTCGCGCTTATGGTTGGGCAGATCAGACGGCTGGTTCCGAGTTTCCCATGTTTGGTGACCATAACCTGTGGAAAGGTGACGCGGAAGAGGTTATTCCTGACGGAAGTAACTATATGGCGGTTGATCCTGCCGGAGCCCGTAACTGGTTTATGCTCTGGGGTAGAGTAGATAAGCACGGTATACTATGGGTCTACCGTGAGTGGCCGGACCAAAGCTATGGCGAGTGGGCGCTTCCTAGTGACAAGGCCGACGGACGAGCTGGACCGGCACAGAAGGCAGGCGCTGGCCGTGGAGTGAACGAGTACACCGAGCTTATTTGGAGCCTTGAGACTGCCGGAGACAAGCGCGAGATGATCGTGGACCGCTGGATTGACCCTAGGACGGCTGGCACTGAGACGATCACTAAGGATGGCGGCGTTACAGTGCTAGACTTGCTTTATCAGGCTGATAATCCGCTTATGTTTACACCTTCAGCAGCCTTACCAATTGAGGAGCGTGTAATGATTATCAATGATCTTTTGTCGTGGGATAGAGAAAAACCAATGGTAATGGGTGTAAACCACCCAAAATTAATGGTTCACGAGTCTTGTCAGAACTTAATATACAGTTTAAAGGAATGGTCTGGACAAGACGGACAAAAAGGTGCTAGTAAAGATCCAATTGACGCCTTAGGGTATATGGTGGTAATGCAGCCACAATATTTTGGAGGCGAACAATGGGAAAAGCAAGTTAAGCAAATGGCTAAGTGCGGTTCCTATTAAAAGTTTAATTGTCTATGTATTCAGCTTCTTCAGATCCTTTAGCTATTGCAACAGCCGTCCCTGACGTTGGGGATCTGTTGAGTGAGTACAATCGTGCAATGATTAACTCGACGCAGGGTAACCTGACGACGAAGTTCGATGATGTGCGTTTTGCTCGGTGGGCTGGACAAAGTGAAGACGGGAAAAAGCATAGTAATTTGCGTAACGAAGGTGACCCGGCTTGGCCGTTTGAAGGCGCTAGCGACGTTCGCAACCGGTTGATCGACTCTACCTGCAACGAGTTGTCTGCGCTGATGGTGACTGCGTTTGAACGGGCCACGATTCGCACAAGTGGCATCGACATGAACGACATGACGATTAGTGGCATTGCTACTACGTTGCTTCATTGGATTCGCGACAGCAAGATGCCGCTAGAGCTTCGCAGGGAAGCTGAACTTGGCGCCCAGTACGCCTTTCAATACGGTTGGTCTGCCTTTTTTATTGGCTGGAGACAGAACATCAGCAAGCGCGATCAGCCGGTGACGATGAATGAGATCGTGGCTTTGGCGCAGCAGTCACAAAGTCCAACGCTCATGCAGTTGCCGGACTTGATCATGCAGCAGTCTGATGAAGCTGCGGCTATTCTTGAGGCAACTATTCCAGATTTAACTGCCACTGACGCAAAGCGAATGGTCAAGGAATTGGCCGAAACTGGAGCTACGACTAGAGATGAAGAATACGTTAGCAAAAACCTTCCTGAGATTATTGCTCTTAAGCCTTGGGATGAAGTTCTTGTTCCGCCTGAGACAGCAGACTTACAGCGAGCCCGCGTAATCTTCCGCCGGACGTGGATGTCTGAAGTGGAGATTCGCGAAAAGATTACTACTGAAGGCTGGAACGCAGACTGGGTAGAGTTGGCTGTGCAGATGGCTGGCAAAAGCAGCACGATGTACAACACAAACATCCTGCCTAGCACGGAGCTATTGGTGTACAACGGCATCAACTATCAGAACATGATTGAGATCGTGTACTGTTACACCAAGAGCTTGGATGGCAAGGCTCCGTGTATCTACTACACTGTCATCTGTCCACAAGCAGCTGTTGATCACCGTAAAGAACAAATCTCTTACGCTATCCATGAAAGACTTGATTACGCGCACGGAGAGTATCCGTTTGTGGAGTTCCGTCGTGAGTGCATTCGCCGTGCCATTATTGATACTCGCGGCGTCCCTGAGCTTGCTCACACGGACCAAGATGAAGTTAAAGCGCAGCACGATTCCATCCGGGATTATACTGCCTTCGCGACTCTTCCTCCCATCAAAGTTGTTAAACGAATTGGAGCAATCAACCGAATTGGCCCCGGAGTATCTTTGCCGGTTGTAAACCAGAGCGACTACTCGTTCATGGAACCACCGGCCCGCGAGCCTGGTGTAGCGTTTAACTTGATTAATCGAGTTGAAGCCAGTCATGCGTCTTACTTTGGAACAATCAATCCAGGGGCAGATCCGCGTAAGACGCAGCTTACTCAGCAGATGATTGTTAACACTTGGCTGTTAACTTGGCGGACCATATTTAGGCAGATGTTCAGCCTGTGCTGTCAGTACATGTCGCCTGCTGAAATACAGCGCATCACTGGTGGACAGTTGCCGCAAAGCCTGTCTGAAATCCATAACGAGTTTGATCTTACGGTCAAGTTTGACGTGATGGATTTAGACAAGGACTACATTGCACAGAAAATTGATTTCCTTACCAAGGTTGCTCAACTCGATACTGGTGGAGTGTTAAACAGAAACAAGCTTACCGAGATGATGATTCAGGCTATTGCTCCAGAGGTAGCAAAAGACTTGATCCTTAATCCGCAGGATGCAAGCAAGCAGATGTTTAAAGACGTGCAGTCTGACATTGGCAACATGCTGCTTGGTAATGAGGCGCTGTATCAAGAGAACGATCCTACGGCACAGACTAAGTTGCAGTACGCACAACAGATTATGCAGGCTAATCCAAAGGCTCAAGCTGCGCTTCAGCAGGATCAGAACTTCAAGGCGCTGTTTGAGAATTATGTTAAGAGCCTTCAGATGTCTGTTATGCAGCAGCAAAACGCGCAGATTGGCCGAATTGGCGTAACCCCAGTGGCGCAACAAGCGCAACAGTAATATGACGGATAATCAAAAGAACGCCTTTGGCTTTTCAGGGAAAAACTTACTTTGGAGTGAGCTTTTACTGCATTTAAACGAAATTCAGACAGCATTAACGCTTCAGGCAATTGCTCAATCTTGCAGGGGAGAAGATAGAGTGCATCTATGTGGGCAAGCTGATGCCGTTAATTATGTTATATCATCTTTGATAAATATAAGACAGGAGGCTAGACAATTAAATGGCTTGACTCCTGAAGAAGATTTGGCATAAAGCCACTAACGGGCCTTCCAGCGTTACTGGATTGATTAAATAAAGGGCTTGCTACCGTTATAGCATGAATAACACAAACTCACAGCCTGACGCCGGGAGTCAGGAGGCAGACAGTACACCCGTTGCAAATAACCTCGGAAGACTTGATGAACACAGCCTAGCTGATTTTGTTAAGTCCAATTTCCTAAACGAGGAGGAGGCGGCTCCAGCCAAAGAGGAGCAGGCAGAACCTGAAGTGGAAACTCAAGAGCCAATTACGGACTCGGAAGTGGAAGCTGAAGCGGAAGCCGATCAGTCCACCGATGAAGAAGGTGAGCCTGAAGAGAGTTCTTTGAGCCGAGGCGTACAGAAGCGCATCAACAAATTAGTTGCTGCGAAAAAGGCCGCTCAGGCACAACTTGAAGAGAGAGAAGCCAGATTAGCGCAAATGGAGCGCGAGCTGCAGGCATTAAAGTCTGTTCCGCAAACCAGTGCGCCAACCGTATCTGACGCTATTGAGGCGCTTAGTTCCGTTCAGGAAGTAAATGCTGAATATCAGCGAGCATTATATGTGTTGGATTGGTGCGAAGATAATCCAGATGGCGGTGTAATTACTGATCCGCAAGGTAATCAGGTTGAATTAGACAACCATCAGGTTCGCGACATGAGAAAACTGGCTAGACGTAGAAAGGAAATTGAGTTGCCAGCTAGGCTTCAATATTTGAACCAAAAGTCTCAAATTGAACCAGTGCTGACAGCTAAACATCCTTGGATGCGTAAGCCGGAAAGCGAAGAATACAGGGTAGCACAGCAAGTATTGCGTGATTTCCCTGAAGTAAAACGCCGCCCGGATCACATGCATCTGGTTGCTGCATTGATTGAAGGACT